TCATCGAGGAATGCGATTTCGAGGGGGTCGGGGCTGACTTTGCCGCCGGCATCTACGTTCAGGGTGCAACTCAGAACATCGTCATCCGGCGCAACCACTTTCGGCAGTGCACCGCGGCCATTCAATACGGCGCATTCGCTGGCGGTGGCCCTCATGCGTTCATTGATCGAAACATCGTCGAGGACGGGCTTTTGCTCGACAGCCAAGGCAACACGGCGCCGTCGCACGTCACGGACAACTTTTCAGAGCTGGCCGCCGGTTCCACGTACGACGCTTCGGTCGGCACGCTTCAGGGCCAGGGCATTCAGTTCTCCGGCAACCACTACTCGGAATAAGGCTGGCGTAAATGGGGACGCTCAAGCAACCGGCTCTGCACGGCTCGATCTCGGGCTCGGCGTCGGCGGTGGTTCTGCCGTCGATCGCCGTGCCCTTGACCGTGATCCTCAAGGCGGTGTCGACCAACGCCGGCAGCGTGTACTTGGGCTTGTCGACTAGCGTGATCGTGCCGCTCGATCAGACGACCGACGCCCTCGGGGGATTTGAACTGGACGCCGGCGATCAGATCGAGCTGGGCGTCGACAACCTCTCCGAGCTATTCCTGATCAGCGATAACGTCGGCGACTCCCTGGTTTACTTCATCTTCGGCGGTGGCTGACGTGGCCGGGTCGCTGGTATCTAAATCGTTCGCCCTGACGTCGCTGGGCACATGACCGTGTTCTGCACTACGCACGGCTGGGCGCCGAAACCGACACGTCGGGCGGTGCGCGCCGGGTAGCTAGCACCAGCTCCCCGGCCCGCCGCCCCTCATGCCTATGCAGGGGGCAGCATGGCGATCACCGACCCTTACGCGACGGCGGCTCAATACCGGACGTCGATCAGCAAATCCAGCACCGGCGACGATACGATCATCGGGGATCAGCTCACGATGATGTCGCGCTACCTCGACGGCCGTATCGGCCGGCACTTCACCAAGGACGCGAGCGCCGTGGCTCGCCCGTTCATTCGCCAACCGCTCTCAGATCCGCGCCGGCTGTACGTTCACGATCTGGCGGCCGCGCCGACCGAGATCATCGTCGACACGGACAACGACGGCAGCTTCGCCGACGAGACGGCGATCAGCAGCGCGAATTGGGAGCTGTGGCCGCTGAACGCGGCGCTCGGGCCAGAGCCGCATCCCTGGACGTCGATCCTGCTGCCGGCATGGTCGAGCGAAGGTGAATGGCCGGCTGGCGTCCGCGTGCGCGTCACCGCGCAATTCGGCTGGCCCAGCGTGCCGGTGGCGGTGCGCGAAGCGTGTATCGAACTGACGTCGATCTTCCGAATGCAATCGCCCAGAGCAACGAACCGCGTCGAAGAAATGGGCGCCGTCGTCGGCGCGAGCCGCGAGTCGCAGACCCTCGTGTCGGAGCTGATCGAACGCTACGCCCGCGTCGAGCGCGCCCTGGGGTTCGCCTAACCATGATCGAGGTCGAGCTGCAAGGGGACAAGCGCCTGATCGCGAAGCTGGTGGCTGGCCCGTACCTGGCGCCGGTGCACAGGTTGGTTCTGCGTCTGGCGCTGCGAGGCGAACGCTATGCGCGCGAGGGCGTCGTGAAAGACACCGCAGGCCTGGCGAACAGCATCGAGTCGTCGGCGAAGGGGATCAACGGCCGCGTCTTTTCTAGGGCGGCCCATGCGCTGCCGGTCGAGTTCGGACGCAAGCCCGGCAAGATGCCACCACCGAAGGCGCTTCTAGGCTGGGTCCGGCGTCACACCGGCGCGTTCAGCATCCGCACCCGCCGCCGGCTGGGCGGCCGAAACCAAGCGGCCGAGGATCGCTCAGTCGCATTCCTGATTGCTCGGGCCATCGGCCGGCGCGGGATCAAAGGCCGGTTCTTCATGCGGAAGGCGCACCAGCGGATGCGAAACGAATTGCCCACGCTGATCCGCCAAACGCAGCGTTCGATCGAACGCCTGTGGGGGCGGTCCTAATGGACTTCCGCGCCGCGCAGGATCGCATCGTGGTCGTGCAATCCGCGCTCACGATCAGCTCGCCCGATTCCATCGAGATCGCCAAGGCGTATAAGACCGTGCCGGACCGCGATCAGCAGCTCCCGGATCTGCCGTGCTGGATCAACACGTGGGCGTTCACGCAGGACGATTGGGGGACGAACCTGGCGGTCGGGAGCTTCGTCGTGCGGTCGCAGCTATTCCTCGGCGAGAAGGATTTGGACCGGGCGGCCGACCAAGCGGCGGCGTTCTTCGAAGCGTGGATCACCGCGTTCCGCGCCGACGTGACGCTCGCGGGAGCGGTCACATCGATCGCGCTGCGCGGCGCGAACCCGACGCTGGTCATGCTCGAATGGGGCGGCCAGTCGTACATGGGGCTCGACCTGTTCATGGATCTGATCTTTACGGAAGGCGTCAATTTCGAGCCGTAGGAGGCGCGATGAGCAACGTGTATAAGTGGGTCGGAGACGACGGGGACTACATTCCAGGCGTGCCGACGCGCGAGCTGACCGAGGACGAGGCGAAGGAATTCGGCGTGACCGAGAACCCGCTGTACAAGCGGGTCAAGGCGAAGGACGCGCCCAAGGCGCAAGCCGACGCCGATGGAGGTAGAAGCTGATGGCGACCGCAATCAAGGCGCTGACGGAAGTTCAGATCGGGAAGGAGAGCACACGTGGGACCGCCGTGGCCGCGACTCGGCGCCTTCTGCTCACGGGAGCGAGCTATCGCCGGCAGCAAACGTTCGAGCATTTCACGGAGCAGATGCACGGCCTGCTGACAGGCCCTGCGGTCGGTCCGGTGCTGACGCGCGAGCACACGGAGCTTGAATTGCAAACGCAGCTTGGCGACCGGAACTTCTTGCTGCCATTGCTCGCTGGCGTGAAGGGCGCGGTCAACGCCGGGGTCTGGTACTGCACGGCTCTGGACCTTCAATCCTGGCGTTGCAGCAGACCCGGTGCCGGATGCCTACACATTCGAGTTCGTCGAGCGCAGCGCGGCCGACCGCGCCGAGATGGAAGCGCCCTACGGGATATGTAGCGGTTGGAGCGTGACGGGCGGCCGTGAAGGTGTGCCCCAACTCTCCATGAGCTTCTTCGCACGCAAGACGGTCGACTCGACATACACCAACGGCCTCGCGATTGCTACCCAGCTCTATTCCGCCAACTTGCGATGGGGCGTCCACGTCGATGAATCGTGGTCTGGAATTGGCGGGACTCAGATCAGCGCGCAGGTGCTGGGCTTCACGTCCCAGTTCTCCAACTTCCTTCGGCCGGCGTGGTACCTGGACAACCGGTCCGATCTGGATTTCACCCAGTACGAATTCGGCGGGGCTGGCGGGCGCATACTCGACTTGTCGGTGGACCTCGTGCATGACCCGGCCTCGGCGCGGTTCGTGCAGACCGAGGAAGCCAAAAAGAGCGAGGGCACGAAGCGGTTCGTTCGGGTGAACATTCTCGGTGCCGCGTTCGCGGCGCCGGACGCAGGGATCACGCGCAGGGTCACGATCGATATGCCGTGCTACCACGCGGACGATTCGATGGAGGAACGCGGTCAGGACCAAGACGGGAATCTCGTTGTACGGGCGCACTTTGTCAGCGCCCACGACGCGACCGGTGCGTTGGATATGCAGGTCGAAGTAGTGAATTCACTAACGGCGTTCCCGTAGACGCCAATGCGTGACGCACGCATTTCTAGGCGATTTCAGCGGTGCCGTGGGAAATCCCGGCATCGCAACGAAAGGGACTCAGGATGGGCCTTGTGACGCAGGCGGAGATTCAGCAGTGGGACGTGCCGCATGAGCCGGGCCAGTGGATCAAGCACCGGCCGATCGGATGGCTTGAGCTGCGCGACGCTCGCGATTCGCGCACGCGCACGGTCCTCAAGGGCATGAACGAGATGGGCCGCGACCAGCTCGACCGGCTCGACAACGTGGTGCGTGACGATTCCAAGCGCGATCCCTATATGGAGTTCGACCAGGGCGTCGTGCTGCGCGCGTGCATCGTCGAGTGGTCCTACGG